TGTCCACAGCAAGATTTCCGAAATGATGGCTCAGACAAATGATCCGAAAGAACGTGAGGTACTTCAGAGACTGATGAATAACATGTGAAACCTCCGCACATGTTTGTTCATGAAACCGGTGTGGGAGCGCCGGTTTTTATATTGCTATTATTTGAATTGCATATTATAATTTTCTTTGTCATTCACAGGCATGTGACTGATCACAATTTCCTTTCTTTTACTGATTTGCAGAAAAAAGACGTTCCGTTGGGCGTCTTTTTTCTGCACTTATTTTGCACTTATTCTTTTTGAAAACATGTCGTTTTATGGATTTTCATGCACGTTATTAACGCTTATTTATGCGGTTTTAACCTTTTATAATTTTATATAATAGATTCCCCTCATCTGCTTTTACCGCATAACCATGCGGTTTTTTTATGTTTTGCACTTAAAATGCACTCATTTTTTATTTTTTGCGCCTTTTTCGGACTCTATGATCTGCATCATCTTTTCGTCCGTATCTCCCATAAGATGGGCGTATGTTTCAAGCGTTTGCGTAATAGTCGCATGTCCGAGCCTTTTTGATACTGCCATAATATTTGCACCATTGTTCAGAAGAAAGGATGCGTGACTGTGCCTGAGATCGTGCAGACGGATTGGCTTCAGGTTCGCTTTTTTTATTGCATTACGGAAATTGAGATCTATTTTGCTGATGGCTACCGGGTGGACTCCTCCGAACACAAACGGATCCGCCTGCTCTATCAGAGGATTCAGAACTTCCATCAGCTCAGAGTCAATTGTAATCGTCCTTTCACTGCTGTCTGTTTTTAAAGGGGTAAAGCCATCCTTGTAATGCTTCATCGCTCTGTATATCCGGCATTGATTGCCCTTGAAGCAGTCTTTCGTCAGCGCTACCGCTTCTCCTCGCCGGCATCCCGTCCAGTACAGGAAACTGAAGAATGCTTTATAAACAGGATAATTCACGTAATCCAAGAATTCCTCGAACTGTTTTGGAGTCCAAACCTTTATTTCTGTTTTATTGTCTTTTGTCAGTTTGAAAGACTTTAATACAATGCCTGTGTTCTGGAAGCCGTAAACGGCGCTGTAGAAGGTAAAAACGCTCCGGATGTACTGTAAGCCACAATTCATTGTTCTGACCGCCAAACCGGCTGTTTTCAGGTCGTTTCGCCATTCTACGAGCTGCGCTTTGGTGATCTTCTCGATCTGCATGTTTTTGTACGGCTTGAAATACATCGAGATCCAGGATTCTTTCTTCCTTCTTGTTCCGGGAGACGTGTCATTATCATCCAGCTGTCGTTGGAATACATCCCAAAATGTTGCGGAAGAGTGCTCGGACATCTTCTTTGCTTTCTGCTCCGCTTCCCATGCGGTTGCTTCTCGCTTTGTTTTGAATCCTCGCTTGAAAACCTGCTTCCTTCCGGTCATCGGGTCCGTTGTATAAAATCGGACGGTATATGTTGAGTTTTTCTTATCTTTGTATACGGGCATAAAATTTCCTCTTTTCTATTTACGGATTTTCTGATAACATAAATATGCCGGGTTAAAGGTTAACGTGGGGTTTTCCTCCGGCGTCCTTGTTTGGCGGTCATTGGTGGTGCTCTGACTGCCATTTTTATTTGTTCAAATAAACTCTCTGAGATCCGCTCCAATAATTTTGCAATACTTGATGAGATCCTTTGCGGACATATCACGGATCCCCTTTTCCCAATTGCATATTCTCGTTTTTGCACACCCCATTCTGTCGGCTGCTTCCTGCTGTGTGAGGTGTTTTTCATTTCGCTTCTGAGTGAGCCACTCGCCTAGCTCTGTTGAAAATTTATCTTTCATATGTGTTCACCTTCTGTGTATTTTCACTGTAGCATAAAAAATGAAGAAAAATAAAAAAAAGTGTTGACAGTACACGGAGTGTGAACATATACTGTGCTTGTTGATTTGAGAAAGGAGGATACGAACGAGTGGAAAAACAGGAAACAAACGAACTGATGCTTAATGTCCGTGCACTGGCAGCAAACGAACATATGAGCGTTGAGAAACTGGCTGAGAAGTGCGGTATCGATCCCGGACATCTGAAAAGCGTTTCCCTCGGAAGAGCAACGATGTCAGCCAAGGATCTCGTGTTGCTCGCCAGAGGAACCGGTGTTTCGCCATTCAACATTAAGTACTAAATTTTTTTACCCAAAAAATTCACGGAGCGTGAACACGGAGACATGAATGAAACGGAAGAAAACAAGAATTGAACTGGCAAACAGTTTTTTCCTGAACTGCGCTGAGATATCACGACTCTTTGAACTCAGCAAAGCGGTGACGACAAAAGTGTTTGGCAAAGCACAGGCGCTGGACAAGCAGGAGTTGAAAGACAACTACCTCGATTCCGAAAAAGTACGGCTGACATCTGTGCTTCAGGTGCTCGGAATTACAGCAGAAGAACTGGAAAGGAAGATTGGTCATGAAACGGATATTCAACGATGAAATCCCCGAATACGACGAGTGGACATTCATTCTGTGGATGGCAATGCTCATCGGGATGACGGTAGGTCTTCTGATCTGCATGGGGGCTATCTACCTTTTATGAGGCGCTGTAATTGGAATTATGTTGCGGAGGTTAAATCCGACACCGGCAGGAGATTTCAGATCCTGACAGACAAAGAGATTGTTGCCCTTGCGGTTGCTGAATCGTTGGGCGGTTATTACAGGGAGATTAAGAAAATGACGATGGATGAATACATGGAAAACGAATCAAGAAGTGACACAAGAAAGACAGACGATGACGAAATCATCGAAAGAGTGATTGAACTGCTTGATGACGCAAATCTCGAAGCAAAGAAAATCAGCGAGCGGAATCCGATGAGGCGGAGAATTATCCGGGCAATCGATAACCTGAGCGCCAGCATTTACACGGAATGGTAATCGTCTGATGGCCTCAAGAAAAAACATAAGCACTTTCCAGCGGAAGTATCCGTTCAGGCGTATGGAAGGCGACACAGAGAGCGACAGATGGAAGTGGGCGGAACAGGATTGCCGGATCTTCAAAAAATGGGAACGAGGGGAAATCAGCGGAATAAACGCCCGGAGGGCATTAACCTTCAAGAACGATTGGACGATGATTCCCGATGCCGATGAATTCAAGAGGATGGCAAACAACCTCGGGTACTACAGAGAGAACGACATTCCAGAAGAAAGGAAATTCGGAATTTATGGAGAAACAGACTAAGAAACTGACACTTACGAAGCAGAAGGTTAAGGACCTGAAAGCGGACATCGAGAACCGCAAGGAATATATCGGCGGTTCGGACATCGGAACGATCATGGGGGAAAATCCCTGGAAGTCCGCATACACGCTGTGGGCCGAGAAAGCAGGTTTGATCGAGCCGGAAGACATCTCGGATGTAGAGGCGGTCTGGTGGGGAACACACCTTGAAGATCTCGTCGCAGAGCGCTTCACGATGAAGACCGGACTTCGGGTTGTCAGATCCAACTTTGCATACGGAATTGAGGAATACCCGTTCCTCAGGGGGCATATCGACAGACGGTCTCAGAAGGATGAATTCGGGCTTGAGTGCAAGACGACCAGTTCTTGGAACAAGACGAATTATGAGGATGGAGAAATCCCGCCGATGCATTGGTGGCAGTGCCAGTTTTATATGGCTGTGACAGGGATTAAAGTCTGGTATCTCGCCACAAAACGGGACAGCCAGTTCTTTGTGACAAAGATTGACCGTGATGATGAGGCAATCGAGCGGATGCTGGATGCCTGCCAGGATTTTTGGAATCACGTTCAGAACGGAGAGCCGGTGGAGATTGATGAATCGGAGTCCACAACAGAGACGCTCGAAAAGATGTATCCGGAAGGACTTGCGAATGACACGGTGGATCTTTCCTCAGCCGAGGATACATTGGATGCTCTGCAGGCATGCTCAATTCAGAAAAAGAACATCGACCAGATTGCGAACGGATACCGGAACGAGATTAAAGCTCTGCTTCAGGAAAAGAACCGTGGGGAATCGAAATCTTACGTCGTCACATGGAAGACAACAGCAAAGGGTGTCCGGCAGTTCCGGGTAACAGAAAAGAAAGGATAAAAAATGAACGCAATACTTATTGTTCTGATGATCGCAGCACTCGTACTTGCGGTCGCTATGTTCGCCAGAATGGAGAACGAAATCAAGAGCCTTAAAGAAGAGATTGACGGGGCTAAGAACCTCATCAATCTGAATGCCAAGGCAATCACGCTGATTGCCAATCCGAAAAAGGATAAGAGGGCAGTAACGGAACAGGACTTCAATCACTGGAAAACATATGTCGTAGATCAGGTGAAGAGGATCAGGGGAAGAATCGATTCCTTGGACAGCATTATCGGAGTCAATACAAATACCGAAGGAGAGGAAAAAGAAAATGACTGAAATTAAAGAAGCAAAGAAACCAGAAGTCAAGGCTACACCAACAAACGGAAACGCTATTGAAAGAACAGCACAGAGAACCGCAAAACTGACATTCAGTTCTTACATTAACGGAACAAATGTTCAGGAAGCAATTTTCAACACCCTTCAGACAACAGCAAGGACACAGACATTTACCGGAGCGTTAATCAGCGCATATTCCACAAATCCACAGCTCCGCACCTGTGAAATGGGATCTGTTGTATCGGCTGCACTTCTCGGAGAAAGCCTGAATCTTTCACCATCACCTCAGTTGGGACATTACTACCTTTTGCCGTTCAAGGACAATAAAACCGGCACTATAAAAGCCACATTTGTTCTTGGCTGGAAGGGATTCTATCAGTTGGCTCTTCGCTCCGGACAGTACAAAAACATTGATGCAGTAGCCATCAAGGAAGGAGAACTGAAATCATACAATCCGATCACAGGAGAAATCGAATTGGAACCAATCATGGATCCTAGAGAACGTGAGAAGGCAAAGACAATCGGATACTACGGTTTCTTTGAACTCCTGAACGGATTCAAAAAGCAGATTTACTGGTCCAAAGAAAAAATGGAAATGCATGCAATGGAGTTCTCAAAAGGTTACAAAGTAAAAAAAGGTTATACGTTTTGGGAAAAGGATTTTGACAGCATGGCTCTTAAAACGATACTCCGTCAGCTTATCGGAAAGTATGGAATCATGAGCATTCAGATGCAGAGCGGTTTTGTGGCAGACGGTGCTGCTAATCCTGTGAAACTCGGAGAAAGCGACGATTCAGAACCTGTTTACTTCGATAATCCTGATGTTATGGATGCGGATTTCGCTGAAACGAACACCGAAACCGGAGAGGTAACAGATGCCGAATGAGAAGTACATTCTCGGCATAGATCCAGGGAACAAGCAGAGCGCATTCTGCCTCTGTTCCCCGGATTTACATCCACTTGAATTCGGAAAGTACGAGAACACTACGCTTCTCGCTTTCGATCCGGATGCTTTTGAAGGGAAGATATCGGCAGCACTTCTTAATCAGAACTGTGATACAGACAACACGATTGTTGTTATCGAAAACATAGAATCGTTCGGAATGGCAGTCGGAAGATCCGTGCTTGACACATGCATCTACATTGGAGAACTCAGACGGCACTTCATGACGTACGGATACAAGGTTGAGTATGTATTCAGACATGAAGAGAAAATGACCATCTGTCACAGCGTGAAAGCCAACGACGCAACGATCAAGCAGGCACTTGTGGACAGGTTTGCTCCTGACACACCAAATCACGGCAAGGGAACAAAAAAAGAGCCGGGATTTTTCCACAATTTTCACGCCGATGTGTGGAGCAGTTTCGCAATCTGTTGCACGTATCACGACAACCATTGGTTAGAAACCTTACATATGGATGAACTGCCGTTTTAGGAGGCACCATGAGTCTGGAAAGATTTAAAGCAATCGATGGTTTTGAGGATTACGAAGTATCGACGTGGGGAAGGATCTTTAACACAAAAACCGGTCGATATATCAGGCCTGAGATCTGTAAAAAAGGATATCTGAGAGTTGATCTGTACAACGATGCCGGCAGGAAACATTGCAAAGTTCATCGTCTGGTCGCCAAGGCTTTCATTCCGAATCCGGAAAACAAGCCGGACATCAATCACATAGACGGAAACAATCAGAACAACTCCATTTCCAATCTCGAATGGGTGACGAACAAAGAGAACAGCCTGAAGGCAACGGAAATCAGGAGACTTAGAAAAGAGGAACACGGACTGTGAAGACAATGACTCTTGATGACAAAGTAACAGAAGCGTGCCATCGAATCGAAGAACTGTGGAATGAAACGGACGGCAAATGCTACGTCTCATTCTCCGGAGGAAAAGATTCTACTGTGCTTCTGGCACTCATCAAAATGTGTCAGGAACTGTACACAGTTGGCGATATTCCTGCCGTGTTCAGTAATACCGGAATCGAACTTGGTGTAACGGTAGACTTTGTGAAATGGGTGAAGGAAAACTGGTATCCGAATGTAGTAATTATCCATCCGGTGAAACCATTCGACACAGTGCTGAAAGAGCACGGCAAACCTATCAGATCGAAATTAAAATCAAAGAAGTTGCATCAATTCCATTATGGCAAGCGCACCGAAGCACTACTACTACTACTACTACTCGGTAAAACTATGCAGAACAAGTCGACATGTAAATATGTCCTTGCAAACAAGGATCTTCACATGATTCATGACGACTTCCCGATCAAGCCTTCCGCTGAATGTTGTGATTGGATGAAGAAAAAGCCATTCGAGCGTTATGCCAAAGAAAACGGAATGAACGGCGCAATGCAAGGAGTCCGAGTTTCTGAAGGTGGGGCAAGAGACATAGCTGCAAAAGCGAGAGTAAAACACGGCGGTAAATTGTGTACTTGGATTAAAGGTGGAATCATTCAAAAAGCACCGATTATCGATTGGACTAACGAAGATGTAGAAGAGTTCATAAAAAAGTACAATGTGCCGTTATCGGAAGCATACACGAAATACGGTTTTGATAGAACGGGATGCATGGCCTGCCCTTATTCAAAGCGAGTCGATCACGATCTTGAGTATCTGTATTTTCACGAACCAAACAGGTACAAGGCATCTATGCATTGGCTGAAAGATGTGTACATAGCGCAGAATGTAGTACTCCCTTTTGATGCCTCCTACGAGAGAGAGAGAGAGAGAGAGTGGCGTGATAAGTACGAGCCGATGCGTCAGGAGATGCTTCGCAAGTACCGGCCAAATTCTCGGCTCATCAAAGAAAATCATCAGACAGACATATTTGATTATTTAGAAGAGAAAGACAATGCCAATGAATAAATATCCAAAGGAATGCCCGTTCTGCGGGAACGAAAAGACAAAACTTGTAAAGGTTTTTTTGACACCGTTACCGATGGTGATCTGCGACAACTGCGGTGCTACCGTTTCGTTCCGTGGTGGGGAAAATCCAATGGAAACACTCAGACGGTATAACCGTAGAACAGGTAAGAACCTGAATTAGGAAAAATATATGACGAGTGAAACAGAAAAAATTCTTCGCAGAACAATCATGGAGCTTGAAGCGAAGAACGAAGAAATGCGGAAACGTATGCAGACATTGGAGAACATGAACTATGAAATCTTCTCCAAAAACAAGGAAATGAGCGCATACATTCATGCATTGGAGATGAGCAGATAGAAAAGGAGAAATAAAAAAGAATATTATGGCATTTTCAGACAGTTATAACTTTGTGCACATCCTCGGAAGGATTGCGACGGACATTACTCCGATCAACAACAAATCAGGGGAAACAATCGGTTGCCGGTTCAATATTGCCTGCGACCGCAGACAGACCGAAAAGACGAAGGATCAGCCGAAGCAGACCGATTACATTCCGTGCATCGCATGGGCTTGGGTCTCAAAGCGTCTCCTCGATCATCACAAAAAGGGAGACAAGGTTTCTGTGTACGGATCCTGGCAGTCCGGGAACTATACCGGCAGAGACGGCAAGAAGGTATACACGAACAACTGCCTCGTAAATGAGATTCACGATATGAGTTCAGGGAATTCAAGCGGAGGAGCCAACAATTACCGGCAGGTTGTTTCCTCGAATGAACTGGACGATGTCCTTGGACAGAGCGATCCGGGAGCTGGAAAGTACCCGGATGTGGATCCTGATGACCTCCCGTTCTGAGGAACTCTTCAGACATTGCCTCAAAACGGCTGACGGATGGGTTGTCAGGACACTGAAGAGAGAATACAACTCGGTTATTCCATCGTGTCTTATAACCGGTTCTGACGATGTGCGGATCGGAGAAAAACTCCTGTCCGTCATCGTCGGGTTTCCGGTACAAATCCGCAAAACAGAAGGCGGATACATATGCGAAAGGAAATAGGAAACAATGTCGATAAGAAAACCGTTATCAAAAAGAACACGGTTCGAGGTATTCAAACGAGATAGATTCACTTGCCAATACTGCGGAAAAATGGCGCCGGATGTAATTCTTGAAGTTGATCACATTGTTCCGGTGGCAGAAGGCGGTGGAGATGAGATTACAAATCTCATTACATCTTGTATGGACTGCAACAGAGGAAAGGGGAAACGAAAACTCAGTGATGATGCCGTAATAAAAAAACAGCAAGCACAGCTCGTGGAACTTGCCGAGAAACGTGAGCAGTACGAGATGATTGCTTTATGGAAGCAAGAACTGCTCGATATGGAAAAGAATGCTGCCGAAAGCGCATTGATGTACTGGAACAGAATGACGTACTCTGATTTGCCGGACAGCAAACTTCCGTTCATTGAGAAGATCATCAGAGAATTTGGAATCCGTCTTGTCTATGATGCGATGGATATTGCGTACAGAGACTATTACATGCGGAAAAGAGAATCCAGTAGCGGTAGTCTCAGCAGACTTGGCGGTATTTGTTACAACCTAAAGAACGGCAGAAATGCATGGGATAAGAAAGGATAAGACAATGGCGGAACGTAGGATGTTTGCTAAGACGATTGTATTAAGCGATGCGTTCTTAGACATGCCACCAACGACAAGATGCTTGTACTTCACATTGGGGATGTTCGCAGACGATGACGGTTTTGTGAATAACCCAAAAAGTATTATGCGACAGTGTGGAGCATCGGAAGACGATTTAAAAATTCTTCTTGCGAAAAAGTTTGTACTGTCATTCGAATCAGGAGTGATCGTAATCAAACACTGGAGAATAAATAATTACCTTCAGAAAGATAGGGTTCAGCCTACGAAGTACGTAGAAGAAAGACAACAGTTGGAAATTGAACCGAATGGCGGGTACTCAAAGAAGACCGATGTATACACAAGCGTGTATACAGAAGACATAGTAAGTAATAGTAATTCAATTGGCAGTAATTTAATTATTAAAAACATTCCCTCAAATTCACCGCAAGAGGCAATCGATTTACCATCTGAGGCAACCGCAAGCGGTACCGCAAATGCGGAACTGCTGAGTATCGAGGAATCGTGGTTTACCGCATTTTGGGAACGATATCCGGTCAAACGGGACAAGAAAGTTGCGCACAGGACATTCCTCAAAGTCTGTAAGAAGCAGGAAACCTACGATGCGATCATGAACGCCTTGGACAGGCAGATACCCACATGGAAGGATCCTAAGTACATTCCCTATCCATCAACATGGCTGAACGGGGAAAGATGGAACGATGAGATCAAACCGACAAAGCAGGCATTCTCCATACCGTTCCCGGAAATCTACGAGGGAGGAAATACGGATGAACCCTTCTGAGGCTAAAGATATTATCAACATCCTGGTCGCAACCTACCCGAATGCATACAAGGACCAGCAGAGCGGAACGTTCGATATGATCGCTAAACTCTGGTACAGCAAGTTCAAAAACATTGACGTCAAAATCGTTAAAAGGGCATTGTTCGATGCGATAACAGAAAAGACGGACAATTTCCCTCCAGCAATCGGGCAGGTAGCGCAGAACATTCGTGACAGGATCTCCGTATTCGATGCGGAGTCGCAATGGGAGAATGTAATGTGGATTGTCCGGAATGTTCCGGAAGGACTGCACAAAGCACCGGCAAAATACTTGGATTCTGTATCTCAGATGTTTGTAGACGAATATTATCTCAGGAATCTTAAAAATACTTCGATATCAGAATTTGACAGAAAGGCGTTCCTCGACCGGTACCGGAAACTGCAGGACGATACAGAACGAAAAGCAATCGATACCGGAAACATCCTTCTGATGTCAACAGAAGGAAAACTCGCTCAGATCGGAATGACGGTAAAGGCAATCGATGTTAAACACAAATGACCTGAATCCGCTGTTCGAATATCTCCCGCTCTGTGCTCAGACCCGGGAGACGAAGGACGAGAACGGAAAAACGGTGTCCGAGGTTAAATATCTCAAGACATATCCTCCGTACCCTTGGCTCCCGGGGACCGGAGATCACTTCGATGATGACCCTCAGGAATTTATCGACCTGTGCGCAGCCGAAGGACTGGTGCACTGGGAAACAGAAGAGCAGAGAAAGGACCGTATCGGAAGGCAGAAGGCCTTCGAAGAACAGTCTGCAGAACAATATTTCGATTAAAGTACACGTAGCGTGTACAAAAACCTATCTAGGAGGCATGAAACGGGTCGGGGTGGGGAATTGTGCCACCGGAACGAAACGTGCCTAGAATCGCCTTAAAAAGGCTCGGAGGACGATGTAGGAAAAATGGACAAGGATCTTGAAAAGGAAATCTTAAAAAAGCCTAAGGAAGATATTGTACGGGATTTTATGCTTTCTCTTGAATTGCTAACAACGATTTCGGAAGTGTACGAAAAGAAATTTGGTAGTGAGAAAACGTTTGAATTCATTGATTTCGTGACAAATGAAACTATCAAAAGAATGAACAGAGAAGCAGACATGGAAATGTTTATGGATGCCATCATAAACAGATATGAATGGATGATGTCCGAGGATCAGGACGAAGAAGACGTCATGGATTTTGCGGAAGATCTCAGGGGGATGTCGTGATTATCAACAATAACGGAGTTATTCGGCAGGTAATAGATATTAAAGGGCACAAGCACCAGACGATTGTTGCGATTGAGGAACTGTCGGAATTGCAGAAAGAACTCTGCAAAGCTTTGCGGGGCAGAGACAATCATGCGGAGATCCTGGAAGAAACAGCGGATGTAATGATCTGCCTGCTTCAGATTCGGGAAATGTACAACATCAAAGACGAAGAGCTGCAGAAAGAGATCAACGATAAATTGCGGAGACTGGAGGAGAGGCTGAATCATGAAAGTGTATGAGTTGATTCAGAAACTTTGCGAAAATGACCCAAACAACGAGGTGATTGTCAGTGTATTTGGCAAGTGCGACAGGTTCATGGAATATATCGATGATTCACAGAACTGCGCAATGGAATGGTCATCAATATGGGCAACGGTGGATAGTGTGAGAGTGAGAAAAGACATTAAAAAAGTGTTCGTGGATTGTGAATTGGAAAGACTGTGAGGAAAGAATAATGAGAGATTCTGGCACTGATTGTCTTGGGGCGGAGTACAAGCGGACGGATAAAGACTTTAAGTTTCGGCATCTTGAACAGGATAATTGCTGTTGTTCTATCTGCCACGGAACTGGAGCAAAGTGGGAGTTTGGATATGTTTTAAGAAACTATCGAAGTCCGAGGACGAAGAAGATTTGCAAGACCTTACAAGCGCATGGACACAGCTTTTGGATTTGTCCCAATTGCCTTGAGAACATGAAGGCAATCACGGGACTTGCCATTATGAAAGAAAGGAAAGAAGAATGAGAGACCAGTGGAATGAATTAAAGGCATCTATTACAGAACTCCGCGATAATGGCGGAACGGGAACACAGCAAGAGGTTTGTAAATTTCTGGTCAATCTGATGGATGCGCTTGAAAAGCAGATGCAAGAGCATTGTGACGATTGTATCAGCAGACAGGCGGCGATTGATCTTGCAAGGGACCTCTGTGTCCCTACCAAAGATGGATCAATATATCGACACAGATGCATAGATCCGGATGCAATACGAGAATTGCCGCCCGTACAGCCGGAACGGATATGTGTCGCAAAAGTAACACTTACATACGAGCAAGTAAAAGAAGCAGTTGAAAAAGCGAAGTGTGAAATTTTAACCGTGCTGTCCGCAGAACCAGAACGCAAGAAGGGGCAGT